AAGCACGTCCCGGCGAAGCCATTCATGCGGAACTCGTTCATGGAAAAAAGAGCCGAGGCGGTCAGGGACGCCCAGAGACATATCGCCGACCGGCTCAATCGGATGGCGGTTCCGACTTCGTGAAAGACAGTGGAACCACGGATGAACACGGATGAACACAGATAGAAAAAGAGACCCATGCGGTATCCGTGTATATCCGTGTTTATCCGTGGTTTCAGAGGGTTGCAATGGCTGAGCTTGAGACAGGACTTTACGCGAAACTCGCCGCCGACGGGACGGTGGCGGGCCTGGTCGGGACGAGGATATATCCCGATACGGCCCCGCAGGCCGTGACGTACCCCTGCATCGTGTACCAAAGGATAGGCGCGGACCGCGCGCACCACATCACGGGGGCCTCCGGCGCGTCGGGGGTGCTCGTGCAGGTGGTCTGTCTCGCGTCGACCTGGACTGCGGCGAGGGCGGTGGCGGCTGCGGTGCGCGCGTGTCTTGACGCGCAGCGGGGCATGTGGGGCGCGGTCGACGTGATCTCCTGCTACATCCAGAACGAGATGGACACCCTCGACGCCTCGCCGGAGAGCGACGCCCGGCGGCTCTACGGCACGCAGCAGGACTATGAAATCTGGCACAGGGAGTAAGCGGAAAGGAGTATCGAAATGGGATCCCCGACAGTGCAAGTGAGCACCGGGACGACGATTGCCTTCGCGACGTCGGGATTCACGGCCAACATCATCGCCTTTGCGTCGCCCGGCTTCACCAGGGAGACGCGCGACATCGCGCATCTGGGTACGACCGGCCCCAGGCCCAAACTGGCGAGCGACCTGCATACTCTGGAAAGCCTGAAGATGCAGGTCTTCTTCAACCCGGACATCGTTCCGGCGAAGAACGGACCGCCCGAGACGGTCACCATAACGTATCCGTCCGGGTCGGCCTGGATATTCCAGGGGGTCGTCACGGACTTCACGCCTGACAACGCGGCGCTGGAAGAGGTCATGAAGGCCTCGATGACCGTGGCCGTAATGGGCGGGATCACCACGACCACCGGGACGACCTCGACGACCGCCGCATAGCGAGGAGGCTGTCAAATGGCGCTTCTGAAGCGCGAAGAGATACTCGGCGCGAGCGACCTGCCGACCGAGACGGTCGCGGTGCCGGAATGGGGCGGCGAGGTCATCGTGAAAACGATGATGGCGGCCGAGCGCGATGCCTGGGAGGCTGCGAACGTCAAGGGTCGCGGCAAGAGCGCACGGCTCGAGATGGTCAACATCCGCGCGCGCCTCGTGGCGGCTACCGTCGTAGATGAGGCCGGGGCTTTGCTTTTCAAACCCGGCGACGTCGAGGCCCTCGGGGCCAAGAGCGGCGCGGCGATGGACAGGGTGTTCGCGGCTGCCATGAAGCTCAACGGCCTTTCGGACCGCGACCTCGAGGAACTGGAAAAAAACTGAAGGAGCGGGCGGAGCGGCGGTTCGCCTTCCGCCTCGCCCGCCAGCTCGGGATGACCGTCCGGGAACTCCTGTCTCGGATGGACTCGCGGGAGTTCAGCGAGTGGCTCGTCTTTGAGAGCCTGGAGGCGGCGCCCCCCGAGGTCCGCGAGCAGAGCGCCGAGGAGATAGAGATGCGGCTGAAGGCCGTTCAGCGCGAGATGGAAAGACGGATGAAATGATGAGAGGCGTGCAATGGCCACGATAGCGAGCCTCAGCATACTCCTCAAAGGCGACTCCGCGCACTTCGAGAAGACGCTCACCCGCTCCCAGAAGGCCCTGGCCGCCTTCGCCAAAAACGCTGAGGCGGGCGGCCGGGCGATGATGCGCGTGGGCGCGGCGATGGTAGCGCCCCTCGTCCTGGGAGTCCGTCAGTTCATGGTCGAGGGGGACCGGCTGGCAAAAGGCGCGAAGCGGATAGGGGTGACCGCCGAGGCCTACGCCGGGCTCTCACACGCGGCGGACCTCGCGGGGGCCTCTTCGGAGGCGGTCGAGAAGGCTATCGCCAGGCTTTCCCGCAACCTCTACGACGCCGGCAGGGGACTGAAGACGTCTATCGACGGCTTCAAGGACCTCGGGATCAACTGGGAGGAGCTGGTCGGGCTCTCGCCGGACGAGCAGTTCCTCAAGGTCGCCGAGGCACTGGAGAAAGAGACCGACCAGTCCAAGAAGCTCGCCCTCGCCCAGGTCCTCATGGGCCGGAGCGCCGCCGACCTGATACCCCTGATAGACGAGGGGACCGACGCGATCAAGCGGAATATGGAGGAAGGAAAACGCTTAACGGGGATCACAGACGCCCAGGCCATATCCGCCGAGGAACTATCCGACCGATGGGACGAGGCGAAGCGTGCCTTCGGCGGGGCCGCGATGCAGATAGGCGGCGTCCTGGCGCCGGCGATGACGACCGCGGCGAAGAAGCTCTCCAGTCTCGGCGTGGGCCTGGCTGATTTTGTGAGGGGTCACCCGAACGTCGTGACGGCCGCCGGCGCCATAGGCGGCGGGTTTCTCGGGATGGGCGCGGCGCTGTATGGCGTGGCGTTCGCCGCCAGAACTACGCGCGATGCTCTCATAGGCATACGCGCGGCAGCGCCCTATATCGCGGCAGTCACGGGCAAACTGTGGGCGATGGCGGCGGCCTCGGGCGGCGCGATGGTGGCCTTGGCGGCGCTGGGCGCGGGGGGCGTAGTCGTCCTGACGTGGCAAGTGAGGAAACTCCTCAATGAGATCGAGGCGCTGAATAAGCAAATAGAGAAGGTCGAGGGCGCGGTCCCCTCTGACAAGATGTCTGTGGCCGCTCTCAGAAAAACATTCGCTCTGCAACAGCGCAACCTCGCTGAAATGGTTCGCGAACGGGAGGACATCGAGGCCCAGAAACCGGGGATCGCGCGAGGGGTCTGGGCCGGGATGCGGGGGGCCTGGGGTTGGGCTGATGAGGCAGGGAAGTACGTGGAGCGCACAAAGGCCCTGGAGACCATGGAGCGCAAGATCGCCGCGCTGGAGGCCGGGCGCGACAAGGTCGCCCAGATGATCGACGCCGCCGAAGACCGCGCCGGCCGGGAACCGGGCGCACGAGGGCAGGACCGGGGTATGGAAGAACGATTTGGCGCGCTGGCTGAGGAACAGGTGAGGCTCGAGCAGGAGGAACTCGCCATCCTCCGGCAGATACTCCAGAAAGAGGGCCTGATATGAGCGTCACCGTCTATCTCGACCGGGTGGATGGCGCCTCTTATACCCGGAACCGGCAGGGCAAGAAGGCGGTGCGGATCGCCGTCGTCGACGGCCTCGACGGCGACCCCGACGAGATACTCTACCTCGCCTCAGTGGCCGAGGGGATGCCCGCATACGGGTCCGCGCACCCGTCGATACCGGGCCTGTTCCTTTACGAGATCAACCCGGAAGCGATAGGGGCGGGCCAGGCGCGCGTGCGGCTTGTTTACGAGCCGTGGCGGGGGACGCCGCCGGAGGGGAGCGCGCCGGCAATAGTGGTCGGTGCGACCGTCGAGCAGCACAGCACGCATGCCGACATCAACGGCAACGAGATGTTTGTTCAATATACCGATGCCGCCGAGGTTACCCACGAGCAAACGCCGACGGCGTCCGTCCTCCGTCCGAAGATGAGCCTCGAACTGACCCGCCGCGAAACCGTCTCGCCGGCCTCCAAAGCGGCCACATACGTCGGAAAGGTAAATAACGCGGGGTGGGATGTGGACCCCGCCGCAGCGGCACGGACATGGCTCTGCACTGGCATTGTGGGCCGCTCATCCGATGGCGGCGATACATACGATGTGACCTACAGTTTTCTCTATTGCGCCGACCCGCCCGAAAACAACTGGGATTCGATGCAGCAGTACATCGACCCGCAGACGGGCCGCGCGCCAAAGAGCCTCGTGGCCGATACGGGAAGAAAATACTATCAGGTTTACCAGCAGGCGACTTTCGACGCGCTCAATCTTGCTTAAGGGGACATCAAGATGGGACTCACGAGACACGACGGCAATTTCCACGTCGCCGGGACGCTGTCGGCCGAGGACTTCACGCCTCCCGACGGCTGCATAGACAACGCGGCGATAGAGGCGGCGACCGGGATCGACGCGACGAAGCTCGAGCACCAGTTCGCCCTGACCTACGCCCAGGCGAACGCGGCGGCCGCCGACGAGACGCGAGTCATCCACTGCGCCTACGGCGCCACGGGCACCATCGTGTCGTTCGAGGCGGGTTCAATCGCGGCCTGCGTCGGCGACTCGACCGTCACCGTCGACCTGAAAAAGAACGGCACGACCGTCCTGTCCGCCGTCATCACACTCGACAGCACCAATACCGCGCGGGTGGCCGAGGCCGCGACGATATCGACGGCGAGTTACGTGGATGGGGACGTCCTGGAGGTGATCGTGGATGCGACCATCGGCACGGGGACGCT